CACCTTTGGAAAAATTATTTAAATTAGATGAATATGACCAGAATACAGCAGATTATAAATTATTTTATGATGAAATTATTCAAGTGGGAGAATACAAAAATCCCAAAAATTGATTTTGTATTTAAATATGTGTAAGATATATTAACCATGAATAGTCCATTAATTTTATTTAGTATGGTTTTTCCACAAGAAATACTAGATAAAATACAACAATATATTATAAATGACCATGTATATGATGCTATTAGAAATTACATAGATTATGTATATGATAAACAGTGGTTCTATGAAGATTTTGTATTAAAAAATTATGTAATCCCAAATTGTAATTGTTATTATGCGCCAGGAAATGGAAATAGGAAATTATTTAAAAATAGAGATTGTAGTGAATGTTTTGTATTTGATAGCACAATTCATTACATGATTGACGAATTTAAGTTATGTATTGTTGACAATGAACAGAAAAATAAAATATATTAAGAATACAGTAAAAGAAAATAAAAAAAACTAGACGTCGTTAAGTGAATAATATAATTTTTTAAATCATTTAAAAAAATTATTTTATATGTATTATGGATTGGTCTAAAATAGATGATGCACCTATGTTTTCTTTTGAAGGTGAAGAAATCGAGGCAAAAGTAGTTTCAGTATATGATGGTGATACAGTTAAGGTTGTTTTTCCACTAAGCAACAAATTGTATAAATGGAATTGTCGGTTGACTGGTGTTGATACGCCTGAATTACGAACACGTTGCAAGACAGAGAAAAAATATGGTTATGAAGTAAGAGATTATTTACGCAGTAAAATATTAAACAAGGTTGTTAAATTAAAATGTGGTGATTTTGACAAGTATGGAAGATTATTGACCACAATTATATGTGATGATGACAAATGTTGTGTAAATGATTGGTTAATTGAAAATAAATATGCGTTTGCGTATGATGGTGGAACAAAAAAATCATGGAAAGAATATTTGGAAAATAATCAAACAAATTGAATAGTATGATAATAAATATCAATGGGTAAATTTAGACGGGATAATACATATGCAATATTATTTTTTTGAGCAAGAGCTAATTCTTTTTTTTCTATTTCGTATTTTTTACAGTAAGTTATTGCTAGTGTTTTATGTTTTTCAAAACTATAAATCATTTGTGTTACAGAATATGAAAGAGAATGATTGGTATTTAATAACTCATCTATATTTAAAATCTCGGTATCATTATCAACATTTATAAAATGAGTTCGGTAAAAGTCTATTTTTTTTTCAAGAAATTTATATTGCTTTCCATGAAAATTAAATCTATTTGTAAAATAGTTGATATTGTTTATATGTTTATTATATGGTAATATCATACAATCACATTTTTTACTTATACATGTATAACATTTCATTTTTACTATATTATAAATGAAATATTATTTAATCAATTTTACTTTTTATTTTTTATTGTGTTTATACTTTTTCTCTTAGTTCTCGTTTTTCCCTTTGTTCTTGTGTTTATACTTTTTCTCTTAGTTCTCGTTTTTCTCTTTGTTCTTGTGTTTATACTTTTTCTTTTTGTTCTCTTTGTTCTTTTCTTACTTTTTTTATTTCCTGCCCACATTTTTGTTATTAGTGGTGGGCAATTCACATTCTGTTTCTCAGAACTATTAGGACGACCATAGTTAGATTTCTTATGATTTGTAGGGTTGTCTCTTAGAATTTTAAGTTGCTTTATATGCTGTACTAAATAATAAAATTTCATACTATCTTCTGCGTTTACATATTGTGGATATTTCAGTAATTGTTGTTCGTAATAATATAAGTCAAAAGAAAAATTTTCAGCCATATTTTTTACATATTTACGATCATCCTCCTCTACACACTCGTTTAAATGTGTTGGAATATCTGTATTCGCTATGTCTTTAATCGTTATTTTATAGTCGTCCATTATATTATACAAACAAATATTTTTTACTAAATAGTAGGAATAAACTCCCAATCAAGTTCATCACAAATTTTCTTCCAAATATTATCTTGTTCAATTCTTTTTTCTCTATCTTTCAACATAGGAAAATAAGGTAAAAATTGTTTTTGGTCTAAAAGTTCACAAAGTTTATAAACAGTATAATAATAGTTCAAAAAATTAACGCGATCATCCGGACAGTATTTCGCATATGGACGTTGTATTTCCATGAAAAGATTACATAGTGTATCTTCCAATTCAGGTGTCATTATTGGCGGTTTAATACCAATAATATCTTTAATAAAAGGGATATGTTCATAATATTTATTGTATCCTAATTTCTTCAATATTTCTTTGGCTTTAACATTTGTAATTTGTTCACGCTGTATTCTTTCTTTTTTAATTTGATTCTTAATATCTTCAATAACTTGTTCAGGAATTTGGGTTGTCTCTTTTGCTTGAAATTGTGCCAATATTTCTCTAAAATGGTTGATTCTTTTATACGCATAAAAACATACTTCTTTGGGTGGTTCTTTATAAGAAGGTTTTTCATTTTCAATCAAATAAGATACTGTTTTCGAACAATTATTACAAACCATAAATCCGTCTTCATCTACTGGTATTAACTCACCTTTATAACATGATTTACATACATGTGTATCTAAAACATAATCATTAACATTAACAAAATTATTATCAATATTGGAAAAATATTTTTTAACATTATTTTTCAATGGGTCCGTCGCATTTTCGCTCTCATTTTTAGTATTTTTATTAAAAAAAGAATTCAAAATAACACTTTTACTATGACCATTACTGATATTTTTCTTTTCTTCAAAGTAATCAAATATAATGTTAGCATTTTCTAGTAAATATTTTTTCTTCTTTTTTTTAATATTTTTAATACTAGACGAAATTTCTTTCAATTTATCTTCAATGTCTAATTTTTCTTCAACTTGAATTCCTGAAATTTTTAATTTGTTTAGGAGTTTTTTTCTTTCCCCTTGTAGTTTTGGAAGTTCTTTTACAGAATCACTATTAAATTCATTCAAAAATTGTTCGTGTTTATTATCTAATGTTGCGATGGTTTTAGTGTCGACTTTTATATTTTTATTGGTCTTAGGTTTGAAATTAGGCATTATATATATAATTGCTATAATATTTATATACTTTTTTGGAAAGTATTTTAAAAATAACACCATATGAATCGTAAAATATGCGGTAATAATAACATTTATTATCAACAAAGAAATTTAATTTATTTTTAATTAAATAAAAATTCGAAAAAAAAAATATTTAGTAATACTATAATGGGAGGTGGTCTCATGCAACTCGTAGCTTATGGCGCACAAGATGTTTACCTTACTGGTAACCCACAAATTACATTCTGGAAAGTAACATACCGCAGATATACTAACTTTTCAATGGAATCTATTGAACAAACTTTCAACGGTCAAGCCGATTTCGGTCGCCGTGTCACCTGTACTATCAGCCGCAATGGTGATCTTGCTTATCGCACTTACTTACAAGTAACTTTGCCTGAAATTGGCCAAGGTTTAAATGACAATGGTGATGTCTATGCCCGCTGGTTAGACTGCCCAGGTGAACAATTAATCGCCCAAGTAGAACTTGAAATTGGTGGTCAACGCATTGACCGTCAATATGGTGACTGGATGCACATCTGGAATCAACTTACCATGACTGCTGAACAACAACGTGGATATTACAAGATGGTTGGTAATACCACTCAATTAACTTACATCACTGACCCTGACTTCGCCGCTGTTGACGGTCCATGTGGTGGAAGTGATGCCCCTAGCCAAGTATGTGCTCCTCGTCAAGCACTTCCTGAAACTACTCTTTACGTACCATTCCAATTCTGGTTTTGCCGCAACCCAGGTCTTGCCCTTCCTCTTATTGCCCTTCAATACCACGAAGTCAAAATCAACCTTGACCTTCGCCCAATTGATGAGTGCTTATGGGCGGTCAAATCTCTTTCTGCTTCAAGCGCTAACCAACAAGTCACTAGTGCCTACAACGCTTCCCTTGTAGCTGCCTCTTTATACGTTGATTACGTATTCCTTGACACTGATGAACGCCGCAGAATGGCCCAAAACCCTCACGAGTACCTAATTGAACAACTTCAATTCACTGGTGATGAATCTGTCGGTTCTTCTTCCAACAAACTTAAACTTAACTTCAATCACCCATGTAAAGAACTTGTATGGGTTGTACAACCTGATGCCAATGTTGACTACTGTGCTTCTTTCACTGGTGGAAGTCTTCTTTACAAGACTCTTGGTGCTCAACCATTCAATTACACTGATGCCGTTGATGCTCTCCCTAACGCCGTCCATGCCTTTGCCAGTGAAGCCAGTGCCCTAAGTGGTTCTGACCAATTCATGACTGGTTCTGGTCTTTTCGAATCTCCATTTGCTGCTGATGTCGCTGCCGCCAGTGTCACTGCCCCAGGTGGTAAAGTCGAATCTAACCAAGCTGGTGTATCTGATGCCGGTACTTTCGTCCTTGCCGAATCTGCCCTTGACATGCACTGCTGGGGTCTTAACCCTGTTGTTGTTGCCAAACTTCAACTTAATGGCCAAGACCGTTTCTCTGAACGTGAAGGAAGCTACTTCGACCAAGTACAACCTTACCAAGCCCATACCCGTGCCCCAGACACCGGTATTAACGTATACAGCTTTGCCCTTCGCCCAGAAGAACACCAACCATCCGGAAGCTGCAATTTCTCCCGTATTGACAATGCTACTTTACAACTTGTTCTTTCCAACGCCACTGTCAGCGGTACCAACACTGCCAAGGTACGTGTCTATGCCGTTAACTACAATGTCCTTCGTGTCATGAGTGGTATGGGTGGTCTTGCCTACTCCAACTAAGCATAAGGTTGGTTTTTAAATTTAATAAATAAAAATGATGTGATTAATTTAAATTATTCTCTCTTCTCTCTTTAAAAAAAAGAGACAAACTTTTTTATAAATTGATATTAATTATAAGATTAGTATCAATAATTTTAATTCTTAATATTTTTTTGTAAAATAAAAAATCTATAGAAGAGAGAATAAATAAAATAAAAATAAAATAATGATTATTTTAATATAATAATAAATCTGTAATAGTATTATTATTATTATTATGAATAACTTACCGGTTGAGTTGATTGATTATATATGGAGTTTTGAAGGAAGTAAAGAAAAAAAATATTCTGATTGTATTAATGAACTAAATGAAAACATTCAAAGATATAATAAGTTAGTTAATATTTCTATTTCGAATAGTTTATCGTATTGGTTTTCAAATAAATACTACAACAATGAACATAAATACTTATTATTTAAATTACGTGAAAGAAGAAAATTTAATGCAATAATCATGTAAAAAGTAAAATACAAAATAAATTGACGATTGTAAAAAATTGAAATGCAAAGGATTGTATTGTTATTAAAACAATCATGAATAAAGAAATTATATTTAACGGATTTTCAACACTTTACTTAAATATTACATCAGAAGTAATCAATGTTTTGTCAGAAAAATATTGTTTTGATTCTAATGAGGCAAAAGAATATATAATTAAATTAAACAATCAAACAAAGGAATTATGTATGGAACGAATTGATAATATTGATTTTAATTTTGAAGATAAAACGGAAAAGAAGGCGAAAAAGACACCAACAAAAATTAAAAAAGAGGTAGACCCTAACGCACCTAAAAAGAAAAGAGGTCGTCCCAAAAAAGAGCACAAAATTATAGTAGAATCTTCTGATGAAGAAGACAATAAAGAAAATAGAGAAAAAGAAAATACACTTACTAGTCAATTACTCGCAAGTGTTATTTAGGTAATGGAAATATATTTAATAAAATAATATATAGCTTTATTTTTTATTGTTATATATTTAATGTGTGTATATATTAATGAGTGATGATGATGAAAAAAAAACACCAAATTGGTTATCTACAATTTTAAATTTGGAGGATTATTGGTGTGACATGTGGGGAATATTTAATCCCTATTTAGACCCATTTACACATATGAAATTTTCTAAAAAACTACCAATGTATGATTTAACAGCATATCATAAATATCCGAAACATAATTTTGTATATGATAAATTGTGGGTATGTAAAAGTCAGGGATTAGTATGTGGTACATTAAGTAATCTTCCAAACGTTCAGAATGTAGAATATCCAATTTTTATTAAACCACGTTATGGTCATAAAACAGCAACTAGTAAAGATTGTTATAAAATAAACAGTTTTGAAG